AGTCGGTGGCCCTGCGTATGCGGATGAGAATGAATGCATTGCTGATTTTATGCAGAACGGAGTTCCATCTTTGCAGGTGAAATATCCAACGTATACAATTAAGCAGGTTAAGTGTTATGAATGGGAAAAGCAGGTGAAGTCCTAATGCCGTACAAGAAGTATAGCCCAAAGCAAAAAAAGTTAGCCGCAGTGGCTCCAACACGCAAGAAAATTACTGGCGCAGACTTGAAGAAGCTGAGCAAAAGCAAAAAAGGTAAAAAGAAATGAACCCTCTAGGATTACTTGCAGGACTAGGTGCTTTGAACGCGCTAAGCGGCGGTGAGCTGGGCGCAAAGTTTGGCGGTAAGGCCGCGACAGGCAAACGCTTTACTGGAATACTTGATATGCTAGACGGTGGCGGCGCTGGCGCATCTGGAGATAAGTTTGAGGGCGGCGGCTTGCTGTCTGCCTTAGGTAATCTTTTTGCTAAGCCGCTTGAGGCGCAGGATAAGGTAGAAGAAATTGCGGCACGCACATCTGCACGCGACATGCTTAGACCAAAGCTGCGTCCAGAAGGTTTACTTTCTGAAGCGCAAAAAGAACAGATTGTGATGGATCAAATCGTAAATCCAGACGTTTATAATATTGGTCAAGGCGGTGAGTTTGCAGGCTCTATGCTTGCTCCATCTGCACCTGCACCAAACTATGCAAACATGTTTATGGGTGAAGCTGGGCGTGGAGCGCCTGACATGCCTCGCCCAAGCGCAACCACTGCAGCACTAAGTCCAACAGGCAACATGGCATCTGGTGTTGCTCCAGTCTCTCCAATTTCAGAGGAATTAGGATTTATATCTCCAGTTACTCCAACAACACCTTATTCGTCAGGCATGTCGCCTGCTGCACCAGCCATGCCGCAAGGCATTATGTCATTCCGTGATTTTGTTGACGCAGAACGTGCAGCTATGTCGGGTGTTGATCTATATGTTGACCCAGCAAACTATCGTCGCGGCTATGCGCGTTATTTAAGTTCTATGGGTATCAACCCAGCAATGATGGGAATGTAATGCCTAAAGACCCCCGCCTCACCCGCGCTGGAGTATCGGGTTATAATAAACCCAAGCGCACTCCAAGCCATAAAACCAAGTCACACGTAGTTGTGGCTAAAGAGGGCGATAAAGTTAAGACAATTCGCTTTGGTCAGCAGGGCAAGACGGGCGACAAAACTATAACAAAGCGTGCTAAGTCGTTTAAGGCAAGGCACGCTAAAAACATTGCCAAGGGCAAGATGAGCGCCGCATATTGGAGCAACCGCGTTAAGTGGGAAATGTCATGGAAGTAGTAAAACTTGATAGCGGGCGATATGCAAAAAATTGTCCGTCGTGCGGATTGCAACAGACCTACCTTCGTAAGTGGTATGCTAAAGCATCTCTGCGTGAGGGTAAGCTATGTAAATCATGCTCCAATAAGATTGCAGAAAATTGCCACCGCGGATGGCATCGAGGAATTAGGATTTCTTGGTTCAATAAGTTCCAAACGTCAGCGTCTTTGCGCAACATAGATTTTGCCATTACTCTTGATGACGTTGCAGATGTTATGGATGAGCAGGGCGGCACTTGCGCCTTAACTGGTTGGTGTATTGATTTTCCAGAAACAGGTCATCCACACAAGGTAGATGCTTCCATTGATAGAATTGACAATCAATTTGGTTACATCAAAGAGAATGTTCAACTTGTGCATAAAATGGTAAACATGTGTAAACAACTAACAACGTATACAGAGCTTAAATCTGCAATAGCGAATTGGCTCGACAGGGATGATCTCACAAGCGTCATCCCTGACTTTATTAGTCTTGCAGAGCATCAGATGGAACGCTCTGTGCGTCACTATAAAATGGTTGAGCGTTCTTCTGGCGCGCTAGATAGTCAGTACAGCGCTGTACCTGCAGATTGGCTTGAAACTATTCGTTTTTCTATTACGTCGGGCGACACGTATCGCCTTGAGATGACAAGTTTAGATGACTTAATTTTGCGCAGAGAGAGCAATACAAATACTTCTGGTCGCCCTAAGTATTTCGCGCATGTTGGTGATACGTTGGAGTTATTCCCGACACCTGATGACACTTACACGACAGAGCTGGTATACTATCAGAGAATTCCAGCGCTTTCGACAAGTCAGGCTACAAATTGGCTTTTAGATGAAGCGCCAGATGCATATTTGTATGGTTCGCTTATGCAGGCTGCACCCTATCTTGGGGAGGACGAACGTGTTACAGTGTGGAACAGTTTGTACAATGCGGCGATAGCAGGTTTGAATGCGGCAAGCGAAAGAACCAAAAACTCTTCATCTGCGCTTCGCATGAAAATAACGTCTTATTGATTAGGAGATCAACATGAGTTTCTCAGACCACTTAGAAACAGAAGTGCTGGAGTGGGCGTTTACAACCTCTGGCGGCACTCGCCCTACAGCGTGGTACTTGGCCTTGTTTACGGCTGCACCGTCAGATAGCGGCGGCGGTACGGAAGTATCAGGCGGCTCATACGCGCGTCAGACCGTCACATTCACGGTGAGCGGCGACACAGCGTCTAATTCAGGCGCAATTGAGTTCCCGACAGCTACGGCTAACTACGGCACTGTCACGCACGTTGGCGTCTTTGATGCATCATCTGCGGGTAACTTGCTTGCATGGGCTGCGCTGACATCATCCAAGACGATTGAAACAGGTGACGTTTTTCGCGTTCCATCTGGCGACTTGGACATTACACTCAACTAGGGTTCGGTAGATGGCCTACGGTCAGGGTTTATATAGCACTTGGTTTTACGGGGTAGACGGCACCTACGTTGATGCGTCTGCCTCTATTTCTGCGTCAAGTGCTACTACTGCCCAAGGCTTTGTTTCTATTAACGGCGAAGCGGCTGTAAGCTCTACAAGCACAACAACCCTTCAAAACTATGAGCGTGTAGTTGAGCGCGTAATTCCGATCAGTGTCTTGGCAGAGATGACGCCGATTGGCGCAATCAATGCTTCTGGTTCAGCAACGGTTACACCTTCACTCACGGTCACTGGCGGTGCGATCCGCGTTGCTCAGTCTAGCGTTCAGGTTAGCCCAGCACTTAGCGTCACGGATGCAGCGGAGCGTGTGCGTGAGGTTGCGCAAGAAATTACTGCAAGTTTGGCTGTTTCTGCTGTCGGCGCGGCAACTCTAAGCAGTGCGTCTGTGATTGCTGTTACATCTGCAACAACTGCCGCAGGCGGCACGGTGCAAAGCAGCGGAGGCTTGATTGCAGCAAGTAGCAGCTTTACGGCATCTGCGCGTCTTAAATGGATTGAGGACGCGGATGTTACAGATACTTGGACTGCGCAAGCTGACCCGACAGACATTTGGACACCACAGACAGACGATAGCGTCAACTGGAACGAGGCCGCATAATGGTTGCATATACAACGACATATTCATTCGCAAAGCCAACTGTCGGTGACGATGAGGACGTTTGGGGTGGTTACCTGAACGGAAACTTTGACACGCTGGAAAGCCTGCTGAAAGGTACGACTGCGCTGACTGCGATCAGCGTAACTGGTAACATTACGGTTGGCGGCACTGTAGATGGTCGTGACGTTGCTGCGGATGGCACAAAGCTGGATGGCATTGAAAGCGGTGCAACTGCGGATCAAACCAAGGCTGATATTGATGCGCTTGGCATTGCGGCAAGTACTGCGTCAACGCTTGCAACTGCGCGTAATATTGCTTTGTCTGGTGATGTGTCTGGGTCTGCAAACTTTGATGGTTCTGCGAATATCAGCATTACAGCAACGGTTGCAGACGATAGCCACAACCACGTTATCAGTAATGTAGATGGCTTGCAGACTGCGTTGGATGGTAAGCTGTCTACATCTGGCAAGGCGGCTGACAGTAACTTGTTGGATGGCATTGATAGTGGCAGCTTCTTGCGTAGTGATGCTAATGATACTGCTTCTGGCATCATTACTTTATCTAGCACTGCAAGAGATGCTCTTAACTTTTCTGGAAACGCTACAGACGATAATCGTGGGGTAGCTTTTAACGGTAGGGCGGCACTTACAGCAGACTACAATGATGGTTACTTGCGGATTAATAACGCAAGTGAGTTTAGCAACGGCGTGTTTACCCCAGGTGTTATGAGAGCAGATGGCGGCTTTAACGTCAATGGTGCAACTGTATGGAACTCAAGCAACGATGGCTCTGGTTCTGGCCTAGATGCTGATACATTGGATGGAGTTCAGGGGTCTAGCTATCTGCGTAGTGACACAAGTGATACATTTAATGGTACACTATACGTTACAGGCATAATAGAGGGCCAAGGTGACGTAGCTATCGGTGGTGGTTCAGGTTACGGCTACCTCAAAGGTTATAGCACCAACTGGAACCACTTTGTTGGGTCTCGTATGCAAGTCTCTGGAAGTACGGCATCCCCAACAATTTCAGGTGGTCACGATTGCACGTTTGTAGAGTACCTTGATACCGATAGTAGCGGCTTTAAGTTTAAAAACAGTCATTCAGGAAGTTACGTTGATGTCGCACAAATAACCAGAAATGGCATCTTTATCAGTGATGGCTCCCTGCGTGAAGATTACGATGCTCTTTCAGGTACAAGCCCAACATGTAACGTAAACAATGGCGGTGCTTTCAGTGTATCAATGTCTGGTAACACTACGTTCACATTTACAAGCCCGACATCAGGATATTCAACAGGCTTTATCCTACAGCTAACAGGCAATGGCTCAACAGTCACATGGCCTTCCTCTGTAGATTGGGCGGGCGGCACAGCACCAGATGCACCCGCCAGCGGTGAAACTGACATTTACGTTTTCTGGACACGCAACGGCGGATCAACATGGTATGGCGTTCAATCCATAGACGCGGCGGCATAAAATGAGTAAGATGCCGATAAGCAAAGGAATTTGACATGGCAAGCACTTGGACAACCAACAACGCGATAGAGAAGATCGCAGACGGTGAAAAATCTAACACATGGGGTCAGATTACAAACCGCAACTTTGACATCGTGGACAAAGCCACAAACGGCATTGGTGCAATTACCGTAACGGGCAACGCGAACCTAGCAACATCGGATGGCACGGTTGGCGACAGCATCGGAGACGGCGTAAACAAGGTGCTTGTGTTGTCTGGCACACTAACAGCGGGTGCTACGCTGACAGTCACGCCAAATGACGCGCAGAAGCTGTACTTCGTTGTCAACAACGCTGGCGATACAGTCACATTTACGCAGGGTACGGGCGGCGATGTTGAAGTGCCAAACGGCGAAACAAAGATCATCTATTGCGATGGCGCGGGTTCTGGCGCGGAAGTCGTAGAATTATCGGATGACCTGTCAGTTCTTAATATTACTACTCTTGGCACATCGGAGGCTGGCAAGGCTGTAACTGCGGATGCAAATGGCGATGTGTACGTTGCTGAGGAGCTAAAAGCAAAAAGTTACACCGACACCTATGTAGAGCTTACAGCCGCCGCAACCGTTGATATTGATTGCGAAACAGGCAACGTGTTCTCACTAACGCTAGATCAGGCCACAACGCTGACATTCAGCAATCCACCAGCGTCAGACACCGCGTACTTCATGGCATTGAAAATTATACAAGACGCTTCAGCATCAGAGTTTGCTGTGACTTTCCCAACAATTAAGTGGCCTAGCGGTGAGGTGCCACAACTTAGCACTGGCGCAGATCAAATTGACCAATTCACGTTCTACACGCATGACGGTGGCACAACTTGGTATGGCTTCCTAGCAGGGCGGGACATGAGCTAATGACGGGCGTTCGCAAGCTACTAGGTGCTGGTGAATACGCCAGACCCGCAGGGCCAGTAGAGTTTCTTAACTGGGGTTCTGGTGGGGCAGGCAGTGGCAGCAGTGCTGGTGTTGATGTTTCTAGCTGGGATATACAGTCAGGTGACACCATCTTGATTATGTATGCAGTAGCATTTTCTTATCCTGTTTATGCTGGTGGCATTGCATTTGATACTGCGTTTGAAAATGGCGGCACAAATCGCACTTCATTGTTTACTGAAGTTACACGTTATGCTGGCATAGATAGCGGCTATTATTATGAGGGCGCACAAGGTGCGTATGTTTACTTTTGTGATGACGTGTTGCCAACAACGTATGTTTACATCAGGACAGGCCAGAGTGCCACAGCATTAACGTCTCATGTCGCGCATTTCCGCAATGCAACAACTTGCACACTTGTCGGCAACACTTCGGGAGCTGCAGTTGATCGTCCAGACATCGGTGAACTTGCAGACCCTGTAGCTTACACAGAGGCAACGGGATTGCAGTTGTCAGATCACGTTGTGAGTGTGTTCTCTAAGGCTTCTCGCACACAGCGAACGGTCACAGGGCCAACAAACTCTGACGCAAACACACCTGTAAAAGGAGCAAGTGGTACTGGCGGCACATCCCCCCTATTTGACAGTCGCTCTGTAATGTCTCGCAAGGCAATCGCTGGAAATCATACTTTCCAATTTACGGGCGCAACTACAACAGCGGATGAGAACTCAGATAGCTGGTCAACAACTACCGTTAGGCTGAGGTAAGCTATGTCTAACGCAAAGAAACTAATGATGCGCAAGCCTTCTGGAGGTGGAGGATTTCAAACGCTTTGGGTTGTGCAGAATAACTATAAATTAGAAATAATAGATATTTCTAACCCAAATAATATGACGCAGATTAGGTACGACAGCAACAACACTGATAACAATTATTTGTTTAAAGTGGTCTGGAATAACGACTTGCAGCGCATGTACGGAATGCACAACAGCCAGTTTTCAGATTGGTCAGGAGGCGACAAGGCAGATCATAACTATATTACTACAGTAACGGGGCAAAGTCCTGGTTGGGTTATGGCAATAGATGGGATTAACGGGCAGGCTATTGTTAGTGATGATATTCAGCTTGCAAGCGCAGGCAAGCGCAAAGTCATAAACATAGATAGCAACGGAAACTTTACTGGTTTAACTGGAAATATAAACCTAACAGGTTCAAGCTCTTATGGGGCATTGAGTAATATTATTGCAATTCCAAATGGGGCAGCTTCTGGCACAACAGAGTTGCTTTGGGGTACGGGCGCAGCGGATACGTGGGTACAATTTAGAACAACTTATTCACCTTCCTTTAGTGTAGTGCGTACGGATAATAACTCTTTTGGCCGACTTCCAAGTGCAGGGGCTTACGATGCGACAAATGATTATTTTTATGGATATTCTTCTCAGTCGGCGATGTATATAAAGGGGCCATTATTCGGCTCTGGGTGGTCAACTTTAGACACGCACAGTGACGCCCCAAGACATCCATTTGCTGAAGGTGATGGCGGTGGAATGGTTTTCCCAAGCGATTTTAGTTATGTTCTCTTTATGAACGGGGATGATTATAAAATTTATTGCACTCCGCTTAACCCCGCTACTCCAGCTTTTGACGAGGCCAATCAAAGCACACTAACGCATCCTTACACCACAAACTTTACTTCTGGCATGCGTGATTATGCAAAACTGATGAGAATAGACGAAACAACCCAGCTTGCATATGTCGCCTTGTATAAATCAAGTGGCGTTAATGTAATACGGACTATAGATGTTAGTGACCCGACAAATATTTCATGGACAGGCAATGAGTACACCCTTGCGGGTAGTTCTGTGAACGACATAGAGTTGGCGATGTAGGAGAATAGAGAATGTATGTAAAAGTGACAGACGGTGCTTTCTCTAAGTACCCTTATACAATTAAAAATCTTAAAGCTGATAACCCAAATACTGGGTTTCCTAAAGTCATGTCGGACGATGCCTTAGCAGAATGGGGCGTTTATCCCGTTACAACTAATGACAAGCCATCCTACAATGAAGCGACACAAAAAATTGTGCAAAATGATCCTGTTGAAATAGATGGCGTTTGGACAATCACGTTTACTGTAAGCGATAAGACGGAAGAAGAAGTAACTTCCTCTAACGCTGAGATGGCGGAGATGAACCGCAACTTGCGTGATGCGTATTTAGCCGACACAGACTGGTGGGCAGTATCTGACCGTACTATGACCGCAGAACAAACCTCGTACAGACAGGCACTCCGTGATATAACTACACATGCGAACTGGCCTTATCTCAACGATGACGATTGGCCCACTAAACCATAAGGACTGAGCCATGCCGCTAATTCCTCTGCAAATACCAAAAGGCCAGTACAGAAACGGCACTGAATACATGTCGCAGGGACGCTGGCGTGATGGTAACTTAGTGCGTTGGCATGATGATGCGCTGCGCCCTGTCGGTGGATGGAGAGCGCGTATCCAGAATGATGGCACAGAGGTAGACATTCACGATGCACCCAACACACCGACTGTAGCTGGCCCAGCGCGCGGCGCACATGCTTGGGTAGATAAAGCTGGCAACCGATACGCTGCATTCGGGACGTACAATGGCTTAGTGGCGATGCTGGAAAGTAGCGTTTTAGATAACCTAACGCCAACAAGTGGTTTTACTGATGGTCGGATAGACGCAACCCTAAACACTGGCTGGGGTGCTGGCGGCTGGGGCTATCAGGCATGGGGGGTTGCGCGTCAAGACATCGGCTCAATTCAAACCGCTACGACATGGTCGCTAGATAACTGGGGCGAATTTTTAATAGCATGCTCTAGCGATGATGGGCAAATTTACGAGTGGGACTTAGACGCAGCAACCGCATCTGTCGTTTCCAACGCACCCACTGGATGCTCTGCGGCGTTTGTGACTGAGGAGCGTTTCCTCGTTGCTCTTGGCTGTGATGACGCAGGGGTTAATAATCGCCGCATTGCTTGGTCAGATCAGGAAAACAACACAAGCTGGACTGCGGCGGCAACAAACCAAGCGGGTGACATTGAATTGCAGACCAACGGGCAAATCCTCGCTGGCGTTCGCACACGCGGTCAATCGCTAATTCTCACAGACCAAGATGCCCACAGTATGACATATCAAGGGCCACCGTTTGTTTATGGATTTCAAAGAGTTGGCACGTCATGCGGAATGATTGCGGCAGGCGCGTATGCATCTGTAGACGTTGGCGTGATCTGGATGGGCAACCGTGGATTTTTTATTTACTCAGGTGGTGCAGTGCGCGACTTGCCATGCGAAGTATCTGATTATGTTTTCTCAGATATGAACGTAGACCAAAAATCCAAAATCCAAGCGGTTGTAAATAGCCAGTGGAATGAAGTTTGGTGGCTGTATCAGTCAAATGACAGCGACGAGTGCGACAGCTACGTTGCGTTTGATTACGCAGAAAACGTTTGGATGACGGGCAAGATTGATCGCACAACTGGCTTTGATCGCGGCGTATTCCGTAACCCAATGATGGTTGCGTCTAACGGCACAGTTTACGAGCATGAAGTTGGTAGCGATTATGGCACAACTGCGCCATTCTGCGAGACAGGCCCAATTGCTCTTGGTGCTGGCGACAAGCTGATGAAGGTCACCAAGATGATCCGCGATGAGAAAACGCAGGGCGATGTTCGCTTTGACTTTAAGACGCGGCTTTATCCAAACAGCGAGGAAACGTCACACGGGCCATATCCAAGTGACTTTAAGTACGACACGGATTACAGCGTTGACCCAGCTACTCTTGGAGCGCAGCAACCGCCTTATGTTACAGATGAGGATAAAAACAAATACGATGCGCCGACATCGGTACGCTTCCAAGGTCGTCAAGTTCGCATGAAGGTCAGCGGTCAGACAGCGGATTGGCGTGTTGGCGTTATTCGCTTAGAGGCACGGGAAGGTAGTCGCAGATGAGCTACAACCCTCCTCCGTTTACAAGTGACCTAGTAACATGGACGCAGAACCTTATCATTTGGCTAAAGCGTGAGGCGTCTAGCCTAACATGGCGCACATTCATTGATGACGGAGGGGTGCCTACGTCATACGACAGTGCCTCAGAAAATGGCGTACTGATGTGGGATAACGAAAAAGGCTATCCAGTTGTTTCTAAGGATGGTGCATGGACGCAAGTTGTGCTTGAGGACGGTCACGCCTCGTTTTACCGCACAACGGACGTAACAGCGGCTGCGGTCAATACGGCGTACGCAATAACGTACGATGCGCCTACAGGTAATGTTGGCATTGATCGTGATGCGACAGACAACAGCAAAATCGTGTTTAGCGAGGCAGGCGAGTATCTTGTTATGTTCTCAGCGCAGATTGCGTCATCATCATCTAGCACGGTAAAGTTTTACTTCTGGCCTCGCCTTGGGAGCAGCGGCCAAAGCGGCACTGACGCACCCAACAACACAATCATCTACGCGCTGCACCAAAACGACGCCACACAGGTCGTGTCTCGCGCTGCAAAGTTTGACGTGAGCGCAGGCGATTTCCTGCAAGTTATGTGGGCGGTGGACAGCACGTCTGGCTTCCTAGACGCATCAGCGGCGACTGCGTTTAGCCCAGCGGCACCAGCAACTACGCTGCATATTACGAGGATGCACGGATGAATGCTCACACACCTATAGACATCCTGTTCCAATGCAAGCCTTGGATCGAAGCGGCTTTGGAGCGCTCTGGCGGTCACAACACATGGGATGAGGTTTGCGCAGGCATACGCTCTGGAAAGATGCAGTTATGGCCTGCAGAGCGTGGGTGCATTATTACGGAAATCGTGGTATATCCTAACACAAAAGCCTTGCATGTGTTCCTTGCAGGTGGTGAATTGGATGAAATTTTACAAATGACTGAAAATGTGAAAGAATGGGCGAAATTGCAAGGCTGTTCATTTGCCTCATTTGATGGTCGTTTTGGATGGCAGAAACCTTTGGAGAAAATAGGCTGGAAGCCTCACTCCATAACAATGCATTTGGAGTTTTAATATGGGTAGCCGAAGCACTCAACAAACAACAGTACCAGAGTACATTGAAGAAGCTGGCAAGCTGGCGCTAGAGCGTGCAAAGCAAATTCAGGCAATGGGTTATATCCCTTACATGGGGCCAGAAGTTGCAGCGGTAAATCCTTACGAGCAGGCAGCAGCAGCCAATGTTGGCGGCATGGCCTCTGCATTTGGGATGCAGGCCCCAGTGGGCCTAAGCATGGGCGACATGCCAACAGTTACGCAAGGTGGCATGACAGGCTATACATCTTACCCAGCGTACATGTCCTCAATGGAGCGCTTGCGCGAAATTCGCCCAGACATGTATCAGTATCTATCGAACATGACTAAGTTTGACCCAATCACAGGTCAGGTAAATCCAGAGTACGATGCGTTTATGGAGCGCGTTACTGCGCCACCAGCGCGTGCCATGTCCTCTGGTGGGGGCAGTGACGATGGGTCAAGCATGCGAGAATTTATGGCGGAGCGCAGAGCAGAAAGCGCACGCCGTGGCGCAGGTGGTAGCAGTGACCCTCGTTCTTCAAGTCCTCGTCCAGTCTTGCGCGGGCAAGACACTGGCGGAAGTAGCGGGCTTCTCGGCGGCCTGCGTGACGCTAGAGATGAACTAAAAAATAGAGCCTTAGACGTATTAGGAGTTGTGTAATGGGAAGTTCAGCATCACAGCCAACAGCAGTAGCTCAAACCGCCCCTGCAATGGGGACAGCGATAGGCGGGCCACGGACATTCTCAACCCCAGCGCCAACTCCTGCGCCAGTAACAGCAACCTCACCTGCGCCAACACCAATGGTGCAGCCAACTGGCCCTAATGCGTTTCAGCAGGCTCAGGGATACCAGACGCAAGCTGGCGATGTTTACACCCGCCTGAGCGATTTCACTCCAGAGGCCATGCAGGCTGTTGGTGTAGCTGGCGCACCAATCCAAGCAGGTCAGCTTGTTGATACTGATTACAGCCAATACATGTCACCTTACACTCAGCAAGTTATTGAGCGCGGTCAGGCAGACATTGATCGTCAGCGTCAAATTGCTCAGCAGGGAATGGCGGCAAAAGCCGCATCAGCGGGCGCATTCGGAGGCTCTCGCCACGGCGTTGCAGAGGGTACACTTGCGGGCGAGTATGGTCGCATGGGTATGGACTTCGCAGCGCAGCAGCGTCAGCAAGCGTTTGACCAAGCGCAACGCGCAGCACAGTACGACATTGGGCAGCGTTACGCGGCAGACATTGCAAACCGTCAGGCAGAAGAGGCCGCAGCGGCGCGAGAGCAGGCTGCACGCGCAGCAAACTACGGCGGTCAGTTCCAAGCAGCGCAAATTCAAATGGGTGCCGCTGGTGGCCTTGGAGGGCTTGGCCAGCAGCTATTCGGTCAGGGCATGGGTGTGCAGCAGCAAATCCAAAGTCAAGGCCAGTTCCAGCGCATGCTGCAGCAGCAAATGATGGATCGTGCGCGTCAGCAATACATGGGCGCAACTGGTGCGCCTCTGGCTGGTCTTGGTACGCTGTCATCTATCCTTGGTGGCACGCCTTACGGGCAAACAACCACCACAAGCACCCCGTTTAACCCTGCAACCTTGTTATTTATATAGGTTTATAAAGTATGGCAGCCTCTGACTTCCTTTCTCAATACGCGCCATACGCACAGAGCGTGAGCCGCACGACAGGCATTGATCCTCGCATTGTGTTAGCTCAGGCTGCCTTAGAAACAGGTTATGGGCGCTCAGCTCCAAACTTTAATTTGTTTGGCATAAAAGGCAAAGGTGCAACTCTTCAGACAAAAGAGTTCGTCAACGGCGGTTTGATTGATATGCCGCAAGAGTTTAGAACTTATGAAAGCCCTGAAGAGAGTTTTCTTGACTATGCAAAACTGATGGGCGGGAAGCGTTACGAAGGCGTGCGATCAGGAAAAACTTTAGAGGAGCAAGTTGCTGCTTTGCAAAAGTCAGGATACGCAACCGATCCTGACTATGGCAAAAAGATTATGCAGATTGCCAAAGGTATAAACTTAGAGGGCTTACCCATGAATGGAAATACGATGCAGCAAGTCGGCGCACCGCTATCAATAGAAAAGCCCGACAGGTCGGGCGGCTTGCTTGGCGGCTTATTGGGAAATCGAGGCAGCATATCTGGCAGCATTCTTGGCGGCCTTGGCATGGATGAGGATCAGGCTGATCGCTTCAGAATGGCGATCCTGGCTGGCACTGGCGATCCTCGAATGGCTCCTCTGATACAGGCTACACAGGCTCGTATGCAAGAGCGCAAAGAAATGCGTGGCGTCAACAAGACAGTTGATTGGTTGCGTCAGAATGTATCTGAGGAAGTCGCTCAGGCTGTTGCAAACAACCCCGGCATTGCGTCGAATGTTATGAGTTCGGTTTTGGCGCAGAGGCTAAAACCGACAGAGGCTGGCTTCAGAGTTGCAACTCCAGAAGAGGCCGCGCAATACGGGGCGCAAGCTGGTCAGTTTGACGCAGAGGGTCGGTTCTATCCAACTCAAAAAGTAGAGATGACGCAACAAGTCGGTGGTAAGTCTAAATTTACTGAGGCTGGTCAAACTCAATTAGCGAAAGATTTTGGAGAAATGGCATCAGCAGGTAGAGATGCGACAGCCAACCTTGGCAAAATAAGGCTTTTAGGCGATTTGCTTGAGGAGGCAGGAACTGGCATCACGGCAGGCTTTGCCTCACGAGCTAACCAGCTATTTGGCGTTGATTTTAGAACAGACGCTGCAACTGCCGCAGAAGCTCTAATCAGTCAACTTGTTCCAGCGCAAAGACCCCCGGGTTCTGGCGTTATATCTGATGCTGGGAAGACATTGCGGCTCTACCTGATCCATTTGCAGGAGTGCGCTCGTTCTTCGGATCAGCTCCTGCAGGCGGGGCAGAAGAGCCTCTGAGCCGCGAGGGGGCTATGGACGTTCTAAAAGATGCGGGGATTATTGATGGCCAATGAAACAACATACGCAGAAGCGTCACGGATTTTAGCAGCTATTCAGCGCCTTGAGGAATTAGAGCGCGATGGGACAATTTCTGACGCAGAGCAAAAAGCCCTAAATCGAGCCAGATCGAGCCGTAAGACAGCCGAGCAGGCAAAGCTAGAGACTGCTGCAACATATGGCGGCATGAGAGCTGGCGTAACAATGAACCTCTATGACGAAGCTCGCGGTGCGTACAACGCTGCGAATGAGCTTCTAAAGTCTGGAGATGTTGAAGCAGCTCGTGCGAAATACGCAGAATATCGTGACCTGCAGCGTCAAATTGACGAGGCTTTGCAAGTCGCTGCCCCCGAGCAGTATGCAAAAGGCGAAATAGCTGGCGGCGTAGCAGGTGCGGCAATCCCCGGGCTTGGTGCAGCAAAGGTGATGCAAGGTATGGGGACAGTTGGAAAAATTGGTGTTGGGGCGGTTACTGGCGCTGGGACAGCCGCGCTGCCTGACTTTGCGGCAGGCGAAGGTGGCTTTGTGCCTCGCGTCCAAAACATTGACCCAATGTCTACAGCAATCGGCGGTGTAGCTGGAGCTGCAGCCCCAGTTGCCGGGCAGATTGCAGGCGGCGTAACGCGCGGCATTCAAGACGTTGCACGCGGCGGCACAGCAGGTTTTAGCGGAGGCGCTCTGCGCCGTGTAGGCCGCGCACTACAGCGCCCACAGGTTGCTGGCGCAGATATTGAGCAATACCTGCAGTCACTCGGCCCAGAAGGCATGGTTGCCGACATCCCCGGTTCCCCACGCAGCGTTGCGCAGGGCTTGGCTACAATGCAAGGCGAAGGGGCAGACGTACTGCGTCGTCAGCTAGAGCAGCGTGCAGGTGGTGCAGGTGAGCGCGTGACAGAAACGATCACTGGTGCGATGGGGCCAGAAGAAGCAGCATACGCAGCCCGGCAGGCAGAAGCGGCTCGCAAAGCGACAGAACTTGGCCCAATGTATGAGGCGGCACTGGCATCAGAAGATAAGTTTGACGTAAACGCATTACGCTCTGGCATCGTAATGATGGCAGACGAAGCGGCTAGCAACGTCAAAAGCTCGCTGAATACAGTGTTGCGCAACTTAGGCCAAGAAGGCGACATCTCAGCGACTAAGCTGCATAACGCTCGCAGCGCCCTGTCTGATGCAATTACTTCTGCAAAGATTGCTGGCCAAAGCAATAAAGTGCGCCAACTTATGCCTATTTTAAACGACATGGATCGTCGGTTAGACACAATACCTGATTACTCAAAAGCTCGTGTAGGCTACGCAGAAAGCTCGTCAATTCAGCGCTCGTTAGACGAAGGTCGAGGCGCTTTTTCAGGCGGTGCAACCTCTGCAATGTCACCTACAGACCTGTCTGATATGCTAAAGAACATGAAGCCAGTTGAAGTTGATGCGTACAAGAAAGGCGCTCGTGAGTATATTGCAGCACTGATGGGAACATCACGCAGTGACGCTGCGTCAGCTTGGCAGCAGTTTGATAATTCGTGAGCCAGACAGCATGCAAGCGCCTTCACCTCTGCGCCGAGCTTATCAGGGCATTGTCAATGAGCCTGTCAATCGTATGATCAATGAGGTTCTTTATGGTACTAGACGCTCAAACCTAAACCGCCAGATTGGCGAGCTGCTTACAATGCAAGGTGCTGAACGCGACAAGATCGTGCCTATATTGCTTCAAGAAGCTAGACGACTAGAAGACCCGACAAGGGCGCAGCAGATTGTTGACGCCCTTACAACAGCAGGCGTAATAACATACGGCGCAACTCGCGGAGAATAATATGGAACTAAAGCCAAAAACAATGCGCGAAATTGAGGGCATCGTTCAAGACGCAATGGCCCAAGCTGTAGACTTCGTCGAAAGCGAAATCAGCCAAGACCGCATAAAAGCCCAGCGCTACTTTGATGGCGAGGTAGATATTGGCTACGAAGAGGGGCGCAGCAAAGTCGTAGCCACGAAAGTTCGTGACACGATCCGGGCTGTGAAGCCAAGCCTGATGCGCGTGTTTATGTCCACAGCCAAGCCTGTTGAATACATGCCTCGTGGCCCCGAGGATGTCTCGGCTGCCGAGCAGGCAACTCAATACATGCATTACGTCTTCAACAAGAATGACGGTTATCGCGTTCTGAATGATGCGTTCCATGATGCTTTGGTGAAGAAAACAGGCATTGTGAAGGCATACTGGGACATCAGCTACAAAGCTGAAATTTACACATATGACAATCTGACGGACGAAGAATATATGCTGCTCGCCTCAGACGATGATGTCACGATCCTTGAGCATGGCGTTCAAATGAGCATGAGCATGGATGAGTTCGGCATGGAAGTGCAGACGCCAGTTCATTCTTTAAAGATTAGCCGCCAAATGCCTGACGGTCGTCTAAAATTAGAAAGTGTGCCACCAGAAGAATTTTTTGTGAATGCAGAAGCTCGTAACATTGATGATGCATACATCGTAGCGCACCGCACAGAAATGCGCGTTGGTGATTTAGTTGAGATGGGCTTTGCGTTTGAGGATGTTGTTGATCTAGGCGGTATTTATGGATCAGACGATATGTCAGAGGCCGAAAAGATCGAGCGTCGTGGGTTTGCCAACGACGATTATGACGATGAGCCTGCCGATCCTGCGATGCGCTTAGTCGGCGTTACAGAAGCCTATATGAAAGTTGATGTAGATGGCACTGGCATTCCTGTGCTGCACCGATTTATTTGCGGCGGCACAGGTTACAAGTTGCTAGATGTTGAGCCTTGGGATGAGGTGCCTTTTGCGGTCTTTGAAATTGACCCAGAGCCTCACACATTCTTTGGCCGCTCTCTTGCGGAAATCGTTATGGATGACCAAGACGCAAGCACAGCGATCCTGCGTGGCGTACTTGATAACGTAGCCATGACGAATAACCCTCGCATTGGTATTGTTGATGGTGCGGTTAATATTGACGATGTGCTAAACAACGAAATTGGCGCAATCGTTCGTATGCGTCAACCGGGCGCGGTGCAGGAGCTGTCAGTGCCATTTACAGCCGGGCAGACTTTGGGCGCACTGACATACATGGATCAGCTTGTGGAAAACAAAACAGGCGTATCTCGTGCATCAATGGGACTAGACCCGGATGCCATGCAGTCAACAACCAAAGCAGCCGTACAGGCAACAATCCAAGCGCAGGCAGGGCAAGTTGAGGTGATGGTGCGTAATCTTGCAGACGGCATGAAGCGCCTATTCGGCATTATGCTACGCGCTGCAATCAAGCACACAGACGAAGAGCAGGCTATGCAGATGAATGGCCAGTTCATCCAAATTGATCCTCGCGTCTGGCGTGCAGACATGGACATCGGTATCAACGTGGGTCTGGGTACAACTCTGACAGATATTTTGCTCCAATCACGCCAGAGGTCGAGCAGCAGCTACTTCAAATGCAGCAGCAAGCGCAGGCTCAGCAGGCACAAGGCTCTGACCCTAATCAGGCGTTCTTACAAGCAGAGCAGATGAAAGCACAAGCTAAAATGCAGTCTGACATGGCCAAACTGCAGCTAGAGCAGCAGAAAGCAGCGATGGACGATGACCGCAAGCGAGATCAAATGGATCAAGACTTGCTAGTTGATGCAGCTAAGATTTTGGGGCAATATGGAACCCAAGTTGATGTTGCGACAGTCAAGGCTGCGCAGAACGCCATTAGAGGGCAGTGATGAGAGAAATAAAGATACAAGCTGATGAGGCGAAGCGGCTGAAGAATGACACCGCTTTCCAGCAGTTTGTTGAGGATGTTCGTGAATTGCAGTTAAGCATATTCGCAAGCAGTTCGGCCTCAGAAGTTGAGGTTCGTGAAGAGGCGCACGCAATCCTGCGTGCGTTAGACCAGATCGAGATACAGCTCGACGCTGCAATCAGTGCCGAGCGTATGTTAGAGCGCAACAAATAAGGAGTAGCACCGTGGAGAACGCGACTACACTTGAAAGTGCAGTAGAGAGCCTACTTGCCCCAGAAGTTGGCGGTGAGCCAACACAAGAAGACAATCTGCGTGAAGCAGCCGGTATGACATCACTATTGATGGTAAGCCAGAGCGCTGGACCCTTTCCCAACTAAAGCAGTCTGCTGCGGGTCAGGGCTATATTCAGCAAAAAATGCGTGAGAATGCCGAAGCTGCAAAGCAGAATGAGGCACTTCAAGCGCAATTAGCTCAGCAGCAACAAGCTGTCTTGAACATGTATAACCAGATGCAGCAAGGTGAGTTCGTTGCACCTGTCCCACCGTCTAAGGAGCTTTTCCAAAATGACCCAATTGGGTACATGGAAGAAAAAATTAAATATGACGAGGCAGTGCAGCAGTACGACACCAAAATGCAGCAGCTACAGCAAATGCAGCAGCAGCAGGCGCAACAATCCGAGCAACAGAAAAAGTTGCACCGAGAAGAGCAAATGCAGCTACTGCAGCAACGTGTGCCTGACTTCGCTGACCCTCAGAAATATGAGAAAGCGGCTCAGGATATGCTAAGAGGCGGTCAGGAGTATTATGGGGTTCCACAGGAAGCTCTAATGCAACTTACCGATGCTGTAGAGATTGAAATTCTGTATGACGCGATACGTTATCGCAGACTGCAAGCCAATCGTAAGAACGTTGACCAAAAGGCCAAGCAAGCTAAGCCAATGGTCAAGTCTGGTGCTAAGAAAGTTCAAGAGAGTGGAGCTGCAACTCGCAGAAAGCAGCAAGCAAAAGCTATGAAATCTGGGAATATCGCAGACATGGCAGACTTGCTTATCAATCCAAAACTTTAGTAAAGGAA